GAATTGAAATAAATCGTAAAACAAAAAGACTCGGTTGCTCTGCAATCAAAGACATACTCGAAAACAATAAACTCAATATCGTAGACGAGAATACGATACTTGAAATATCTACATTCGTAGCTCGAGGTCAATCATACGAAGCATCTGACGGAAATCACGATGACTTGATGATGAATCTCGTTATGTTCGGTTACTTTTCATCTACACAATACTTTGGAGATATGACAGATATCAATCTAAAAGATATGATATTTAATAAACAGATGAAAGAAATAGACGATGACATGGTTCCATTTGGTTTTATTGATGACGGCAGCGAAGAGATAGAAAGATTAGAAAATCCTCGAGGAGAGGGCTGGTCGATAGAATATGATCCAAATTTCTAAATATTATAAATAATACTAATTGAAGATAACCGTATCATGATAACATATAATTAGTAACCGAAAAAGGAAAAAAAGATGGCACTATCAACACCTTCGCAATCTCCTGCGGTTGTCGTCAAAGAAATAGATCTGACTGGCGGTGTGCCCAACGTTCAGTCAACTACAGGCGCATACGTAGGAAATTTTAGATGGGGACCGGTGGAAGAAAGAGTTCTGATCTCAAATGAAGCAGAACTTGCAGACACTTTTGGTACTCCAGACACTAATAATAATCGTAATATCGATTTTGTTAGTGCATCGCAATTCTTAAGATATTCGAATTCGCTACAAGTTGTAAGAAATATTGATTCTACAGCTAAAAACGCAAACTTTACAGATGGTCAAAACCATAATTCGGTTTTGGATGCTCCAACCGTAAAAAATAAAACAGCTTTTGATAACCAACTATCATCTCTTGACTCTGACACACACGTATTCATTTCTAGATTTCCTGGGGACTTAGGAAATAGTATTCGTGTTTCACTTTGGGATTCAAGCAGTATTACTGGTTGGACATACGCATCAGAATTTGATGCTGCTCCTGGAACTAGTACGTTCGCTTCAAATAACAGCGCAACAAACGATGAAATGCACGTAGTAGTGGTAGACAATCTAGGAGATATCACAGGCACAGCTGGTACAATACTAGAAAGATATCCTTTCGTTTCAAAGGTAACAGACGCTAAAAATACCGATGGATCAACTAACTATGTAAAAGATATAATCAATGAAGCATCAGAATATATCTACATGGTTGATTTTGATTCAGATTTCCAAGCAGTCAGCGCAGGAACAGCAGTTAGTAATTTGAATTATGCTCGAACAATTCGAACAGCAACAAATTATGATTTTGGAGGAGGCGTTAACTCTGGCACATTAACAACCTCAGAAGTTTTAGCAGGATTTGATCTTTTTGAAGATAAAGATACTGTTGAAGTAGATTTTTTAATTGCTCCGAGCATGATAACAACTACTGACCAAACAACTGTTGTCAACGATCTTGTATCAACTGCTTCATCAACTAGAAAAGACTGTATAGCTATAGCTTCTCCAGCAAGAGACGATATAGTTAATTTGACAAGTGCTTCTTCAATTACAACAAATATTGTTGAAACTGCAAATACATTTACTAAGTCTTCTTATCTAGTAACAGATGGAAACTTCTTAAAAGTTTATGATAAATTTAATGATCAGTATATTCAGATACCTGCAGCATCTTCAACTGCTGGTATCATGGCAGCAACTGATCGTAACGCAGCTCCTTGGTTCTCACCTGCTGGTGGAAGAAGAGGACAATATCTTGGTGTAACTGCAATTGATTATACTCCTACTAAAGCTCAAAGAGATACTCTGTATAAAGCTGGGGTTAATCCGATTGCAAATATTCCTGGACAAGGTATCATACTCTTTGGAGATAAGACAAATCTTGGTAGACCTTCTGCATTCGATCGTATTAACGTACGTCGTCTCTTCCTTGTTCTTGAAAGAGCAATTGGTAGAGCAGCAGAAAACGTTCTCTTCGAATTCAACGATGAATTTACGAGAGCAGAGTTTGTCAACATTGTTGAGCCGGTGCTAAGAGAGGTAAAAGGTAGACGTGGTATTACAGACTTTAGAGTTGTTTGTGACGAAACAAACAACACTGCTGCTGTGGTAGATCGCAATGAATTCATCGCAAGTATCTTCATCAAACCGGCTCGTTCTATCAACTATGTCACATTGAATTTTGTGGCTGTTAGATCTGGTGTCGACTTTGAAGAAGTCGTAGGCACGGTATAAGGAGATAGAAAATGGCAGTATTAGGAGTAGATGATTTTAAAGCAAAGATTAGAGGTGGCGGTGCTCGTCCTAATCTTTTTCAAGCAACACTAAACTTTCCAGCATATGCTGGTGGGTCTGAAGTAACTGAAGTCGCATCATTTTTATGTGAAGCAGCTCAACTACCAGGATCAACTCTTGGTTCAATTATCTTACCATTTCGCGGTCGACAATTGAAAATGGCTGGTGATCGTACATTTGATGTATGGACTGTTACAATTATTAATGACACGGACTTTAAGATCCGTAATGCAATGGAGAGATGGATGTCTGGTATGGGCGGCCACTCTGAAAATGTTGGACTAACAAATCCAGTTGACTACGAAGCAGATCTTCGTGTTGCTCAGTTGGATCGATCTGGTGCAAAAATTAAAGAGTATGTCTTTAGCGGATCTCATCCAACAGAACTAGGTCCTATTGCGTTGTCATATGGCGATACGGATGTTATCGAGCGATTTGATGTTACATTCCAGTATCAGTATTGGACATCAACAAGCCCTGTTGCGACAGCGGTTTAATAATAATAAATAGAGGAGAGCTAGAAATAGCTCTCTTCTTTATAAGGGATTAATAAATGGCAGACAACGGAAGTATTAAATTATTTGGTTTTGAAATTAAAAGAGCGGCTTCTGACGATCCGGCAAAAAAGCCGTCGATTGTACCTGCTCGTGATGACGACGGTGCTGGATATGTAACAGCGGCTGGTACGCATTACGGTCAATATATTAACATTGATGGCGACGACTCTAAAGATAATTATAATATGATTATGAAATATCGAGGTGTCGCAATGCATCCTGAAGTTGATGCTGCGATTGAAGATATAGTCAATGAGTCAATTGCAGGTAGTGAATTAGAACAACCGGTTGATCTTAATCTTGATAATCTTGAAGTTGCTGATAAAATTAAAAAAACAATCAAAGAAGAATTTGATAATATAATAGGAATGATGGACTTTCATGAACTTGGCCACGACATTTTTCGTCGTTGGTATGTCGACGGAAGAATTTATCATCATCTTGTAGTAAATGAGTCGAATACAAAAGCAGGCATTCAAGAAATACGACCAATTGACTCTGCAAAAATGCGTAAAGTCAAACAGGTAAAAAAGAAAAAAGATCCAGAAACTGGTGCTCAACTCATAGAAAAAATAGACGAATATTATATCTACCAAGAGAAGCCTGGTTCACAGCATAATGCTGGTGTTAAAATGACACTTGATTCTGTTAGTTATGCAACATCAGGACTACTCGACGAAAATAGAAAAAGAGTGGTTTCATACTTACATAAAGCACTGAAGCCAATCAATCAGTTAAGAATGATGGAAGACTCGCTTGTCATTTATCGACTAGCTCGAGCACCAGAACGTCGTATGTTCTATATCGATGTTGGTAATATGCCACGTGGTAAAGCTGAACAGTATATGAAAGACATTATGGCAAGGTATAGAAATAAACTTGTCTATGATGCTCAAACTGGTGAGATCAGAGATGATCGCAAACACCAATCTATGATCGAAGACTTTTGGTTACCAAGACGCGAAGGCGGTAGAGGCACAGAGATTAGTAGTCTTCCAGGCGGTCAGAATCTTGGTGAAATAGATGATATTGTATATTTCCAAAAAAGAATGTATCGTTCACTTAACGTACCAATAGGTAGACTCGAACAAGAACAACAGTTTAGTCTTGGAAGATCTACTGAAATTGGTCGTGATGAGCTAAAGTTTCAGAAATTTATAGACAGACTCAGACGCAGATTCGCTCATCTCTTCTACGACATTCTTCGTAAGCAACTCGTCCTCAAAGGTATCATTACCCAAGAAGATTGGGATACGATGAAGAATGATATCGTTGTCGACTATGTTCGCGATAATCATTTTACAGAATTAAGAGATGCAGAATTATTAAGAGAGAGAATTCAAACATTAGATCAAATTAGTAATTACGTCGGAGACTATTACTCGAAAGAATGGATTCAAAAGAACGTTCTTCAACTTTCCGACGAAGACATTGAAAAAATGAAAAAACAGATTGCTGGGGAAGACACAGAAACCCCAGAAGAACCTCAAGGAGAATAAATTATGAGTGACGCAGGAACAAGCCCAGTACAAGATCTAATTCAACATGCAATGGATCAAGATTTTACTAAAGCAGGAAAGGCTTTTGGAGACATTATGACAGTTAAGATGACAGATCTTCTCGACCAAGAAAAGATTCGAATAGCCGATCAAATGTATAACGGAGTCGAAGATGAAGAAGACGATGGACAACTCGATCTTGACTTGGACGGAGGCGACGAGGAATCATCTGAAGAGTCTTCCGAAGATCAAGATACTGACGAGGAAGATGCAGGAGCTGAAGATGAAACAGAAGATGAGTTTGAAGAGAACGAAGAAGACGAAGAATAAAATTAACTTTTAAGTAGAAAATAATAAAATTATAAATAATAGTTAGAAATGAAAACATTTACACAGATAAGAGAACTGACTGGAAGAAAGCCTACGGGGCAAATGGTTGTCAATAAAAAGATTGGCAAAATCCAAGTCATGATACATAAAGAACGTAATAGTTACGTTACTTATATAGACGGCGACAGACTGGACTCTTATCGCTCAAAAGACGAAGCCGAAAAGGCTGCAACAGAATTTATAAAGGCATTAAAATGAAACTGATTGCTGAATATACGGACAATAAATTAGAAGTCTTGACAGAAGAAAGAGATGGCAAGAAGTCTTATGCTATTGAAGGTATCTTTATGCAAGCAGAAGCAAAGAATAGAAACGGTCGGATATATCCGCGTAGAGTAATGGAGTCAGCTGTCGGTAAATATAATACTGAACAAGTAGTTCCAGGGCGCGCGGTCGGTGAGTTAAATCACCCTGAAGGACCTACCGTTAATCTAGATAAAGTTTCTCATAAGATTGAATCCCTGAATTGGTCAGGTAACAATGTTATGGGCAAGGCAACTATTTTGGCCACTCCTATGGGAGAAGTCGTTAAGGGTTTACTCG